GATAACTCAAAAGGATTAAGAGTGGGCGGTGCAGATATTGGCGGAGATATGGGCGACCCATTTGGCAGCGGCGCAAGCGGCGGAACGCCAACATTTGGCGGAGGCATTGATCCACGAACTGCCAGCGGCGCACCATTAGAGGCATATTCTCCAGCAATGCAAGCTGCTATTTTAAGACGCGAACAACTTAAAGCTGAGACTGAACGCCTACGCAATGCCAGAGAATCAGCTGCAAATGCACGATTGGCGGCGACTGGTGGTCTTTCAACAGCCGAAAGAATTGTAATCAATGTTAATGCTGCATCAATTATTGACGAAGAAGGATTTACTCGAGCAATCAATGACGCACAGAACAACAGTTTTTTTAGAGGTACCGGTGGTGCAACTAATCTGGTGGGAATTTAATGACAGTCTTTAATCCAGTATGGAAAGTCACAATTGGTGGCGTCGAATATCAAACTGCCATCTTGTCGAATCTGACTATCACATCTGGGCGAACTAATATCTATGAGCAGGCTCAAGCCGGATACACCAACATTGAACTTATCAATTTGGATCAATCAAATGTGATTATTGGAATCAATGATTCATTGACCATTGAGCTGCAAGATTCCACAGCTACATTCGTTCCAATCTTTGGCGGTTCAGTTGTAGAGGTTGGCATATCAGTAGCCGAATTGGGAAACATTGATTATGCCCAGAGGGTTAAGATTATTGCCCTGGGAGCTTTGTCTAGATTGCCAAAGGCTTTGACCAATGGTGTGTTAAATCAAGATTTTGATGGCGACCAAATTTACACAATTCTTTCACAACTATTATTTGCGCAATGGCAAGCTGTTCCGGCAGCTTTAACATGGGCAACCTATGATCCGACAACGCAATGGCAAGACGCAGAGAACACCGGATTGGGTGAGATTGACCGGCCGGGAAATTATGAGCTTGCAGCTCGTTCATCAAATAGAACAGACATTTATTCTCTGGTTGTAGATTTAGCCAATAGTGGCGTTGGTTATATTTATGAGAATGCTCAAGGTCAAATCTCTTATGCCGATTCGACACATCGCACAAATTATTTGGCTGCCAATGGGTACGTCAATCTTTCAGCAAATGAGGCTCAAGGCTCTGGGCTGAGCATCCAGCAGCGCACCGGCGACGTTCGCAATACAATAACGCTCAAATATGGCGCAAATTCGACGTCCGAAGTTAGTGCAACAGATACAACATCGGTTGGACTATATGGCCAATTGGCTCAGATATTTACGACAACAGTCAAACATTCAGCTGATGCCCAAGATCAAGCAGATTTCTATTTAGCTCTCAGGGCATTTCCTCAATACAATTTCAATCAAATCAGTTACCAGCTTACAAATCCAGAAATTGATGATGGCGACCGAGATTCACTTATCAACGTGTTTATGGGTATGCCAGTAGCAATTGCCAATTTGCCGCTTAACATGTCCGCCGGAACGTATTTGGGTTTTGTTGAAGGCTGGACGTTTCAAGCCGCTTACAATGAAATCGGCGTCACATTGAATCTTTCGCCACTAGCGTTCTCTCTTCAAGCCATGAGATGGAACGACGTGTCGATTGTCGAAACATGGAATTCAGTATCACCTACATTAGACTGGGAACACGCGATTCAGGTCGCCTAAGGAGAAAACATGAGCAATCCAACAACCAACTTTGGCTGGCAAATGCCTACGCCGACAGATTTAGTCACAGATTTGCCCGCTGACTTTGAAGTCTTTGGACAAGCTGTTGATACTGATTTTGTGGATTTACTTGGCGGCACGACCGGTCAAGTATTATCCAAGACTTCTAACACAGATTTAGACTTTACGTGGATAGAACAAGACGATTCAACTTTGGCATTCAATGCACAAACAGGCACAACTTATACATTGGTTTTAGCTGACGCAGCAAATAAATTGGTGACCACATCAAATGCATCAGCTGTAACTGTCACTATTCCATCTGGAATTTTTGCGGCTGGGAATCAAATAAACATTCAATCAATTGGTGTTGGTTTAACAACCATTTCAGGCGGTGCTGTGACTATCACCTCAACAGGTGCAAGTGCATCAGCTCCGATTCTTAGAGCGCGTTATTCTGCATGCACAATCATTTGCACTGCAAGCAACGTCTTTACTATTGTGGGCGATTTGGCATGACACCAATTCTAGGAATTTTAGCAAGCGGCATTTCTGGACATTTAAGCGTCGCGTTTTCGGCTGATTATTTGGTTATTGCCGGCGGTGGTTCAGGTGGATGCAGCACAGCTGGAAACTCCTACGCAGGTGCGGGCGGAGGCGCGGGTGGTTACAGAGCAAGCACTTTATCTCTTTCGACTTCAACAAATTATTCCGTCACAATTGGTGCAGGTGGCCCAGCTACAAACACTTCTACATCAGCAGGTTCTAATTCTGTTTTTAGCACAATTACTTCCGTAGGCGGTGGATTTGGTGCCGTTGGAACTTTAGCTGCAAATGCTGGTGGAAATGGTGGTTCAGGCGGTTCGGGAACAAACACTGGCGCAGCTGGTACAGCAACAGCCGGTCAAGGTAACAACGGCATTGCATCAAGCGTGTCATTTGGATCATCAGCAGGCGGCGGTGGTGCCGGTGGTACTCCGCCACAGGTCACTAATACGAACGGCGGAAACGGCGCAGCAGGTAGTAGCAGCTCAATTACTGGCACATCAATAGAACGCGCAGGCGGTGGCGGCGGTGGCGGTTATCAAGGCGGTTTAGCAAGTGGAGCAACCGGCGGTGGTGGCGCAGGCGGAGCAGGATTGACACCAATACCCGCAGCAGGCACAGCTGGAACGGCTAACACCGGCGGTGGCGGCGGTGGCGCAGGCTCAGGTGGAGCGTCAAGCAACGCAACTTCTGGTGGAAATGGTGGTTCTGGTGTTGTAATTCTTAAATATCCAGACACACGCACAATTTCATTTGGAGCAGGAGTGACGGGCACAGAAAGTGTTGCAGCTGGTGGATTCAAGCGAGCAACAATTACTGCTGGCACGGGAAATGTGAGTTGGACATAATGGCACATTACGCATTTATTACAGATAATTTAGTGACTGAGGTCATTGTCGGTATTGATGAGAATCAAACTATTGAAGGTTTAGAGCCAGAAATTTGGTATTCCAATTTTAAGGGTCAATCGTGCAAGCGTACTAGTTACAACAGCAAAATAAGATTTCACTTTGCAGGCATTGGATATTCATACGATGAAAACCTTGACGCATTTATTCCTCCAAAATGTCACGGAGAAGCGACTTTAGATCAATCAAATTGCACATGGATTTGCTCCAATGCTTATCACACTCAAATTGATTCATTGCCAATGGTTGTAGATAATGCTGGACTCGACTAACTATCCAGAAGGCACACTGCCGCGTCTGATTCAGGTCGCGCTTGCCGAGGTTGGCACAGCTGAGACTGGGAACAATGAGACAAAATACGGCAAATTTATGAAGGCCGACAAGCTGCCATGGTGTGGGTCATTTCTCAATTGGTGCGCAGACCAAGCCGGCGTCAAATTGCCGAACGTTGTCAGTACCAAAGCAGGAGCTGAGGCATTCAAGAAAAATAAGCAATGGCATGACACACCAAAGATTGGTGATTTCGTGTTCTTTGATTTTATTATCGATGACAAGATTACAATTAACCATGTGGGCTTGGTTATTCGCTGTTCGGAAAAGCAAATTGTTACAATCGAAGGCAACACTAGCAGTGGTTCAAATCAAAGAAATGGCGGTGAAGTGATGGTCAAGTCACGCACCTTGGGAGCGCGATCATTTGTTGTGGGATATGGCCGTCCGGCTTATGTCTCATTTACCGGTGATTTACCGGATAGACCCAAAGGAGAGAAATAATGGAACAAGCAAAAGCAATGCTGGCATCATGGCTGAGAAGCTCTGTTGCAGGTGCGCTGGCCGTCTATATGACGGGCAATCAAAATCCAAAGGATTTGGCATTGGGCTTAGTAGCTGGCCTTGTGCCGGTCTTAGCTCGCTGGGCTAATCCCAACGATGCGGCATTTGGTAACAAGAAGTGAGTGTCGGCGAATGGACGGCAGTGGGTGGTCTTGTTCTTGCGGTGCTGACTGCCATCTATTCGTCAATGAGATTCATGGTGAAGTCGATCATGAGGGAGCTACAACCCAATGGGGGCAACAGTCTCAAGGATCAAGTGAGCAGAATTGAGCAAAGGCTCGACACATTGATTCTTGAAATGGCTCTGAAGAAGTAGCCGACACGCCGATTCTCAGGCGGGAATCTTGAATTTGTCGGTCATGCGTGTCACTCTGTAATTCGGGAGCTGGTTCGCAGCTCTCAGAATCGGGAGCAAAAAATGACAACAAGTGAAATTGGGCTATTTGTCCTCATGGCAATAGCTTGCATTCTGTGGGCAATTTGCAGTTATGCAGTCGGATACAAAGAAGGCCACAAAGACGGCTACCAACGCGGCAAAGCGGTCGGCCGTCACGCATCATCTAAGGCGGTGCGGTAATGGGGTTCTTGGACGGCTACGAAGCCGCTCGCGCCCGAACAGATCGCTGGCTTGCAACTTATCCAGCCGGACGCATTGAGACACGGATTGTGCAATTTGATGCTGAAAAGGGATTTGTGCTGGTTGAAGCCAGAGCATTTCGCCAGTCAGATGACACGCACCCAGCCGGCATTGACCATGCCTATGGCTACCAAGGAGCATACGTCCAAAACATGAAACGCTGGTTCGTCGAGGACACTTGCACATCTGCAATTCTTAGAGTCATGCAGCTTGTTATGGGCGGTGCAGAGCGCACGACCCGCGAGACGATGGAGCAGATTGAAGCTCTACCAGCTGCTGTTGCCAAGACTGATTTAGATTACGATTACTGGACAACCAAATTTGGTGAAGTGCCATCGTTCAAGACGCGAGAAGAAGCCGATGCAGCTGGCACACATGATTCACTGCAAGAGTGCAAGCATGGCAAGCGTGTATTTAGAGAAGGCACTGCAAAGACCGGCAAGCCTTGGGCTAATTACAGTTGCATTGAGAAAAGGCCAGAGCAATGTGATCCAAATTGGCTAGTCATGAGCAGCGATGGCAAATGGAAACCCCAAGTATGAGCGGCCCAATTGAGGTAATAAATCCAAGGACTATGACATGCACATTGATGGAAGATGGCGAAATCATTGCAACCTACAAAGTCGAGCAATGTGACAAATGTTCAAGGCTGGTCAAATTTGACGACTTTGGTTATCAAAAGGGATTTGGCGGCGAGAAAATAATTTGGTTCTGTTGGGATTGCAGATGATTATGGTGCGCTTATCGCGTGAAGATGAAATCATTGCGCACACTGCCGGACTTGCCAGAGAATCCTATTATGGTTCAAATCCTAAATTCCTGGGCAACAAGGGCAACTTTCACAATGCTGTTGTGATCCATAGCGAAGCTGTTGGGGCTGAAATGGCAGTGGCCAAATACTTTGGCGTTGAAAACTTTGAACCGACAGTCAATACATTCAAGAATGAACCGGATGTTTATTGGAACGGCATTGCCATAGAGGTCAAACAAACGCCACATAAACGCGGTCACTTAATCATTAGTGAAGATGATCGTGATACTGACATTGCAGTGTTGGTTGTAGGCGAATCGCCCAGCTATTACGTCATGGGATGGATACCAGTGGGCGTTGCAAAGCGGCCAAGGTTTCAATCAGCTCAAGGCGGCTACTGGGTCAGCCAAATCAATCTGCAACCCATTGAGACGTTAAGGAAGTCTATTCATGCCAATACTTGAATTTGATTGCTCAATATGTGCAAAGCTCTACGGCAAAGCAAAGCAACGTCATGGCATCCGTAAAACGTCTGAGCTAACGCTTCATG